GTTTCCCAGTCACGATCCATTCCGGTAGGAGACGTGTAATACCTGATTCTTTCCAAGCATCCAATCGCATAAGGAGTTCTTTCTTCTCTTTAGCAGAGAGGGTGTTGAACTGCTTACTCAGGAATGCTGGTATTTTGTGCTGCGCCAAGGGCTGCCTCCATCTCGACTTCACCCAACGAAGGGTTCATCATGTTTTGTTGTAGCGACTGTTCTATTGCATTCTGATGTGAAGCCATTTCCGCTTGCTCATCAATAGCTGCAAACTTCTCTACGAACTCGTAACGTTGGAAACCGCCTAAACGTTCCAGCGTCTTAGCTAGGTTGTTTGAGTTGACATGCGCACCGATAATCTGCATTAGGTTACCGTTTGCTAGCTGCATAATCATGTTCATTTGCTGTAGGTCACGTGCAAAGCGTCGAGCACCATATGGGACAAGCTTGCCGTTACTGCGTAAATCATCTTGTGAGATGTTGATGTAGCGTACACCGCCATCTGTCTCCACACTTGCCATAAGAGCTTCATCCAGATACTCACGACCAATATCGAGCATATCCGTAATGGCTGGCTCTAGGAGGTCGATTTCAAACTGTTCGGCTTTATGTACGAAACCACGAAACGCACCGTCCTGTAGCATCTGAACTTCTCCGAGGGTCTTTTCCCCAGCCGTTCTAAAGCCAGCAAGCTGTTGCGGTAGACGTGCAGCCGCACGAGCCTGTAACGTAAGTCTATCAATGTGACCATCGAACGATAATACTGACGAATCAGGTGTAATATCCGTAACCGTTCCACCTTCTGATGCAAGGTATCGCACTTGGCCTGTCTCGTCATCGTATACCTCTTCTACATCACCTGCTAGTACACGGTCAGGATAAATGAACTTATCCATTGCTGTGCTCTTAGCGTTCTCACGATGGTTGATTTGGTAGTTCATGCCGACAATCTTAGCTAGGGGACTCTGTGCCCATAAGTTGTCAGGACGTAAACCCCAACCAGCTTTGTGAATACGTGGGTTAGGACAGTCATCATCGAACAGTACATTGAAGCGGTCAACAACACCCATGCAACGCCCTTTGTACAGAGTCCGCTCTGCTTCATCGTATACGTCACCGTAGAACCATAAGACTTCTACTTGACCTGATGTAAGGTAGGCCTCAATCGAGTTGAAACCATCTGGTGTGTATTGTTGATTCTTGTGTACTTCTTCGAAGCTTGTTTGTCGTAGGTTACCACGACGGTCAAGAACTTCCTGTACCACTTTCGCATCCCAACCGTATCGTTCAGCTTTATCTTGGAAATCACCTAGTGACATAACCGAACGGATAATCTTAGGTGAATCCTTGAACTCATGAACTGTAGGGTCGAACACGATGTCGTAAGGTGAGATACGCTTCAGCTTAGGGCCGTAGTAACCTGCAATCAAGTTACCCTTGCTATCTACCTTCTGTTCATCTGAGTGGTATGCCATAACGAAAGAGTTGCCATATACGATATAGTCATGGATTAGCTTTCTCATTGTATGGCGGAAACCATTCAGGTTGTTACGGTTATTGATGTAGGCGAGAGATTTGTCTCGCTTGTCTAGGGTAGCTGCATCCAAGTCAAAAGGACGCCAACCCAGCCAGTCATCATGTGGAAGAACTGTCGAGTACAAGATTGCCTCAAGGTCTTCCTTAATCTCTGCAAGGACAGGGATATGTGTTGTATGGTCAAAGGCATCATTCAATCGAGTGGTGTCTGTAGCGTAAAGGTAAGCTTCTACCTCTTCCCACTGACCCATAGCAGGTTCTTTGTAACTCTGCCACTCGGTGTACTTACCAGTGATTTCTGTTGCTTTCCAATCGGGTTCACCCCAATGGAATAAGTTCAAAGAACTCATCGTCTGCTCCTCCCTCGTCTTATGTCCTCAAGAAGAGAGAACAGTTCATCGTCTCCATACTCATTAACACAAACGTTACAATGGTATGTTAAAAGACGTACGTTACCTTTAGTGTAGCCTTTAGCGGGTACAATCTTATCAATAGAAGGAGCATTAGGATTAACTTGTCCTTTACTACCCCAACTTTCTAAATCAAGAGGTCTACCAGATAAAGCGCACTTCCCTTCTTGCAAATTCCACAGATTTAAAAGGAAAGGTAAATCCAAGTCAAAATCAAGGTCTTTCCGTTTAGAACGTAGTTTAGCATTTGATAAGAGCTTAGTTAAACGCCCCTCGGGTGTAAGGCCTCGCCTGACATGCTCAGGCAATACTAGGTGTTCTTCACAAAATTGAGGACGACCTGTTGTAAGTGCTACAGGTTTTCCACATATCTTACAGAAGTTCTCCAAAACTGTGCCTCGCCTTTTACGAGAAGCACAAGTCTTTCCACACACTTTACCTTTACCGGAAGGCTTACCGCATATTTCGCAACTATTCATCGTCGACTACGCCCCCTCCGGCCCCCTCCAAACCTACTGATACGAACTACGTTACCGTGTGTACCTGTAGCAGCGTTATGCTCTTGACGTCTAATCGTACTACGAGAGTGTTCAATAACAATCGCCAATACGTCTTTTAAGTCTCGATGAGGAGGACGGTTTAAGACCAACTCTTCCTCTAATAGTTTAATAACCCCACCTTTGTGATGGTAGATTGTGCCTGAACGATATCTAGGCTCTAGTGCTTGGGCGATACGTTCCTCTTTCTTGCCATCATGTGATGTATGAGCAACACCCTCAACCTCTAAGAACCCGCCGTTTCGGCGAATTTCGTCTTCTAGGTATCTTTTTACCAGCTTACCGCCATTGTTTGTTTCCACTGTAATCTTACGGAACCCCCAGTAGTCACACATCTCCATAATCTCGTTGTAGTACACTTCCATCTTGTCTGTCTGGAAACGTTGTAAGTCGAGTACGTAGATGTAACCTTCTGTGTCAATACCGATAACGACAACAGCAGTGTAGTCTCGTCTTTTAGCCTTCGCCCCAACACCATCTGTAAACGCAAGGTCGGCTGCAGCAAACAGTTTGAGGGGCTTACCGTTATACTCCCAATTACCTGCCCCAGTGCCTAACAAGAGGCTAGGGTTGTAATACTTGAAGTGGTTACGGGATAGACGGTCAAGAGACGCATCGTTAGGGTCATTGTAATACTGGGCATAGAAGCCCGTTACGTCACCATCGACTTGTAAGTGAGCTTTCTTAATCGCTAGCTCTTTCTTATCAAAGCCGAACCACTCACCAGTTACGGGTGATTGTTGACGAGGCCATAGGAAGTTTCCGTCACCAGTCCGGTTAGGGCTGTCTTCTACTACGCTCTCAAAGATAGACCACATCGGCTTCTTAACCGGTACGTCTTCGTCATCAACATAAGTGACTGTGATTTCTTTCAGTAGGGCGTATAAGTCATCGTCACCATAACGTGTGCCTACGGCATACATCTTAGAACCAGTTGTACTGATTTTGGCGAAGTTCTTGTAACACTCTACTACCGCTTGTTTCTCAGCCTGTGACTGGTAGTTCTCATCCGTAACAAGGTCATCGAATACGGTTACCTCACAGTGCAGGCCAGTGTTTGTACCACCTACGGTAGACGCAGTAACTGTTGAGTCACGTACCATTCGCTTCTTACGCTCAGGATGGTCAATCTCAATCTCGGTCTGTGTCCACGCCCCAGTAGGCTTGTGTTTCATGCTTCCATCACGCTCACGTACATAGTTCAAATGCTCAGGCCAAAGTTGGCGGTGTGCCTTGCTACGAAGGATGTCCTTAATAGTACGCATCTGAGCTTGAACCAATCGAGCGTTTGCTGAAACGTAGTTGATTGTAATCCAAGGCTTAACGGTAATCAGCCATGCCACGAATACTGCCGCACAGTGCGACTTCTGGTGGTCACGAGGGATTAGCCCAAGCTTACAGTCATGTTCATCATGTTGTAAGAAATGGAAGAAATCTTTGTGTATATCACCATAGTAACGGTCTGGCATCACCCATTGTGCAAACTCGAAACAATCCGCCTCGCACAAGTCACGGATGTCGCTAGTCGTCAGTCTTTTTGACATACTCCAGTTCTACCTCAATTTTGTCCAGTTTCTTGTCCACATTGTGGAAAGCACTTGTCATTGCCTTCAAAGCTTCCGTGTTCTCTTTAATGGCTACTAACATCGGGTCGGTGTGCATCTTGACGTATTCCTTCATCTCGTCCTTTGTCACACTATTATTAGCTTTGCTCCAAAGCATACCCACCAACCCCACGATAAAAGCTCGTGTAATCCAGTCAATAATTTCTAAGCCATCCATTGTCACCCCCTTTTCCGATTAGCAAACTGTTGGATGTTATCCGCTAGTTCATCATCAGCGACGTTCTTGGTGTTATGGAACTTAGGGCCACGTTTCTTCGGCTGTTTGGAAGCGAAGTGTTGGTGGAGATACTTAATGGCTTGGAGATTGCCATCAGCCGCCTGAGCTAATAACTTACTAAGAGTATCGCTCTCTGTTTCGCTTTGCTTGTGTTTTCTCCAATCCTCTAACCCCATTGTTGTCTTCTTGCCATCAACCTCGATACCGTCTAGGAACCACTTGCAAGCAGACAACTTATCCCAGTGATATCGTGAGCCTAGAAGCTTGACTGCTGCTTCATCTTCATCAACGCATGTCATGTAAATCTGATACGCCGACTTATATACGTTACCATCCCCGTCCTCATGGTCATGCTCTTTCATTGTATAGAGCGGAGTGAACTTCTTACGAGATGCGGGGGTGGATGTTTCCCAGAACAATGGCTTCAATAAGTATTGCCCTGTAGGCGCTCGTAAGTCCATATGCTCTCCTATTTCTTCTTCTTACGAAGAGGTGTCTTAGGCATGTTAGCTTTCTTAGCTTTAGCCTTATGTGCAGCTACTGTTGTTCGAGGCATCGTCTTGATACGAGCTTGGTTAGCTGCAATTGCTAGCTTAGTGGAGGTACGAGACGTACTCTTCTTAGCTGAGCTCTTCTGCTTCTTCTTAGGCATGTTGGCCTCCTTACACGAATAAAGCCCCTTTTAAGCTAGGGGCAACAGCTTGGCGGTCACGATGGTAGCGAATCAACGACGGCCCGCCTAATTGGCCAGTGGGGAGGGATTTGAACCCCCGACCTTTTCCTTCCAAAGGAAACAGACTACCTGACTGTCCTACCCACTGTTAATCTTAAAATACTTCTGACGATTGAGCAGCCTGATTGCATGACCAACCTGCTTCTCCCATCGTTTCTGAGCTTTAGGAGTACGTTTAGTGTGAACCGCAGAACCTCTCTTCTTTATCTTCCTATCTCGTAGGGCACGTTTGTTCTTGCTTCGTTTCTTACTGGACATACGATTCCTTATAAGGACGAAAGCCTTTATGCGACTTATACCGTCCCCCTTCTCTGAACATCTCATACATTACGGGAATTGTGAGATTATTCTCTCTACAGAACTGCGAGAGGTTATCAAAAGAGACAACAGAGCCATCTGGCGTAATAACCTTCCATTCCTTAGCGAGGGCATGCTCTTGGTTGTGTTGACGTGAACACCATTCAAGATTGCTTACCTCATTGTTTGTCTTATCGAGGTCTTTATGATTAACCTCGTTACAATTGCTAGTGTTTGGCAAGTATGCTTCTGCAACAATACGATGAACGTACAATGTCTCTCCATCGATGTTAACTCTGCAATAAGGAGATCCTTTAGCTTTCAGTATTCTCCATTTACCTGAACTCTTTGTCTCGGAGAAGATAACACCCTTCCTCGTTACAAAGTATCTTTTACTCTTTGTCTCTTTCACTAACTTCATGCGGTCTCCTAGATTAGGTGCCACATCTCTGTAGCGAAAGGTACTAACTCTAGAAACTTTTATCATTAAATGAACTACGTCCATTATACCATAAAAAGTCGATTTTGTCAAGCACTTTTTTCACTTTTATTGAAAATAATTTATAATGTGAGCGTTACTAACCTCGGAAGCCTTGATACGTAAGGGATTGGAAAATAAATTGAGAAAATACTTGACAAATCGGGAAAAGTGTGGTAAAATAGAGTTGTATCCCCCACCGGAGGACTAGTATATCCCCTCCTACTATACGTAGTATATCCTTAGGACTATACAATGTATACATCTCCCTATTACTCATATCCACCATCCTATGTGCTAAAGGTATCTATCCCTTGTGTACTCTAGGGTTGTCAGTGTTATAGCCCCTATTCCTATAAATTATTACAAAATATGTAGTAGTGTGATGCACTCTATCCCATGAATGCTTAACCCCCCCCGATCGTGACTGGGAAAC